GGTTCTTTTTTTTGACATCGCCATCAAATGAATGGCGATGAACAAATCATTTTTTGGCCTGCCGCTTGCAACTCTGCAAGAATTGCAGGGCGACTTTACGGCTTGCCTCAAGGCAATAGCCGTTGCAGGCGCGTCGTATAGCATCGCAGGGCGCTCGTTCACTCGCGCTAATCTTGCCGAGGTCGCGCAGACGATAAAGGAACTGCAAGCCGCTATTGACAACGCCAGCGGATCGCGTATAAGGAGATTCACGCCGACGTTCCCAACACAGCGACCCTAATGCAAGACATCATCACAAAAGCCCTTTCTCTTGTTGCGCCAAAGGCCGCGTTGGATCGCATGGTCAACCAGGCGAAGTTGCGAAACTTCGGACGCTTCGACTCAGCATTGACAAGCGAGAAGCGCGGCATCAGCCGTGGCGTTAGCGGTGGCGAAGACACGGCAGGAACACGCGAAAGACTTTCGCTCATCCGAGCCGCTCGTGATCTAGCAGACAACTTTCCGCCCGTCCGTTCGCTCCTTCTAAAATTTGCAACCTACGTATCCGGGCGTATCGCATACCAAGCACGCACCGGCGATCACGAGGTTGATACGAAGATCGAAAAGTATTGGCAGAAATGGTGTAACGAGTGTGACTTTCTAGGTCGCCACAATTTCACAACCCTCTTGCAGCTTGCTGTCACGGCGATGCTTCGAGATGGAGATTGTGGATTCATCATCGTCCGCGACGGCGAAGACCTAAAATTGCAAAGCGTCGAAGCCGACCGCATCGGATCGCCTTACGACAGAACAGATACCGACAAATACATTGGCGGCATAAATGTTGACGACTATGGAAGACCCGTTTCATACACTATTTTCACGCGCACTATCAATAATCAGTATATTTCTCCTGTTGATATTGTTGCAAAAGAGTTTATCCACCTTTTCGATGCAGCAAGACTTGACGAATATCGTGGGCGGTCTGCTTTCGCTACTGCGTTAAATGCAACGCGCGATCTCCAAGAAGCGATCAAGGCCGAGGTGCAGGCGATCAAATACGCCAGCTATCAAAGCGGCATCATCACCACCGAGAGCGGCGCCGCTGACGCAGGCGATTACTTCGCACGCGGCAACTCGAACGATCAAGGACAGGTCGCACGCCTCCAGTCACTAGACCCAGGAACGGTCAACTATCTATCCGCAGGCGAGAAGATGGAGATGTTCAAGTCGGACAGACCGACAGGCGCATTCGGAGAGTTCATCCGCTTGGTGCAGGCGCACATTTGCATGGCCGTCGGTCTTCCCTACGGATTCGCATTCGACGCAGACAAGAGTGGCCCAATGGCTCGCATGGAAGCCGCGATGGCAGAACGCACGTTCCTCCGGTGGCGCGGACTGCTGGAAGGCAAATTCCTCGACAGGATAAAAAATATTATTTTGCTCGACGCAGCCGCACGCGGACTCATTCCAGATTCCGAGTTTCTTCTCGACGGGCGCTGGTGCTGGCCTGCCAAGGTTTCGATCGATTACGGACGCGAAGCCAATGCTGATATCAACTTGTGGAAGGCGGGATTAAAGACAGCAGGACAGATTTACTCTGACATGGGCGAAGACTACGAAGAAGCACTCAGAGCACGGGCGAAGGAAAGCGCGATGATCGTATCACTTGCAAACGAGATGGACATTCCTGCCGAATACATTTCGGATTCAATAATTCCCATTCAAGCCGCCGCGCCTATCGCCGCGCCTATCGTTCAAGAGGAGCCACAACCAGAGCCAATCCAGACAGAGCAAGCCAAGCAAGTTGATCTAGCAGACGAGAACAAGCCAAGCAAGGGAATGGTCGAAGAAGCGCTAAAGGGCTTAAAGTGGCGCGAAGAATACAACCGAGGCGGGACAGCTGTCGGAGTTGCACGCGCTCGCGACATCAGCAACGGAAAGAATTTGTCGGACGATACCGTTAAAAGAATGCACTCGTTTTTTTCACGGCACGAAGTTGATAAAAAAGGACAGGGTTTTCAACCAGATGAGGACGGCTTCCCGTCCGCAGGCCGCATCGCTTGGGCATTGTGGGGTGGAGACGCTGGCCAAGTGTGGGCCGCTGACAAAGTCAAAGGAATGCAAGCGTCACAACCCGAACAGATGAAAGTATCGCTCGCCGTTCGCGATCCGTTCGGACGCATCACCGGATTTGAAACAAAGCATGAGCTTGTTATGCCGACACCCGAAAGAAATGAAGAGCAAGACGATTTCATAGGCCGCTGCATGGTGAGCGGAACGATGTCGAGCGAATATCCAGACGAGAGCCAGCGCACCGCCGTGTGCATGGCACAATGGGAGAAAAAATAAATGATAACTCACGGAATTGCACTCGAAGCAAAAAAGGCACTCATCACCGGCGTCCACCAACCTGGCGATGAATATCGCATAGCACTCTACAGCGCATCGGCCAAGATCGGGCCGACGACAAAAGCCTACACAACCGAAGGCGAGATAAAGGGAATGGGCTACACCGCAGGGGGCGTAGCACTCAAGGGGCATCGCACGGGCATCATCGGCAAGAATGCCTTTATAACATTCGACGACGTTGTCCTAAAATCTGCAACATTTGCCGCAGGAGGCGCAATGATCTACAATGCCAGTAAAGGCAACGCCGCACTTTGCATTCTAAACCTCGGAGCCGAGAGGCACGTTTACGATGGCGCATTTGAATTGAAATTCCCAAAACCAACCGAAACCAGCGCATTGATTTTACTAGCTTAAATATGAAACCAACCAACCCAATCGTCATCGACGGCAAGACCTACGATCTTTATACAATGACACTCGCAACAGCGAGTCGCTACAACTCGCCAGACCAACAGGACGCGAGCGTTGTATTGACGCTCACGCCGACACGCTTTGAAGGCGACCAAGTCGAGCAGTCGCAAGAAAACAATCGCACGGTTCTTTTCGGTTCGCTTGCCTCCGCTTCGCAACCAGCAGTCGTCGCGGTCGATGAAGTATCCGCCGCAATCCAAAAATTCATTTACGCGGAAGGGCTTTAAAATATGGCCGTCATCAAAGCTCAAGCATCTGGAAACTGGAGCGCAGTTGGAACATGGAGCGGCGGCGTAGTGCCAACGCTCAACGATACCGTCTACGCGAATAGCTTCACAGTAGCACTTGATCAATCCATCGACTTGACCGGCTCAACCGTGGACACATCTGGCTCGTTTATTCCGGGACAAATCTACATGGTCGTTTCGCTTGGAACGACCAACTTTGCATTGACGGCAAACTGCATTGCTCCAGGAACAAATGCAGGAACTCCGGTCGCGATCACCTCAGCAGTCGGTCAGATTTTCCAAGCCGTGAACGCAGGCACAGCGACCACCGGCACGGCTCGCCGCATGGGAGCGTTGTTGAACTACGTCAACACGCCGATCACCGTTGCAACAGGTGGAGGCTTCACACTCGCGTCAAGCTACAACATCACCGGTGCATACATACAGGCAGGCTCTGCAAATTGCTTGACGGTCTCCGCCGCCGCAAGCTCAACGCTCGCAGGATGTCGTGCAATAGGATCGGCGGTTACGCTATCTACTCGCGCAATCGCATTTTCATCGAGCGGCACGCTGACGCTCGACGGCATCGTTGCGACAGGCGGCAGGGTTACTGGAACAACAACTGCGAACGGAGCACCCGCCATCGAATCCACGTCAGCGGAAGGAACTGTTGCATTTACGAATGCAAGCACGGTTGCAGGTGGCTCTTCATCATTTGCATACGGCTTTAATAACGCCAGCACAGGCACGGTCACCGTAACTTCCAGCACCGTTACAGGCGGAAGCGGCGGCAGCGGCACATTTGGCCTCAACAACGCCAGCACGGGCACGGTCACCGTAACTTCCAGCACCTTTACAGGTGGGAGTAATACCAGCGCATACGGCTTTAATAACACCAGCACAGGCACGGTCACCGTAACTTCCAGCACCTTTACAGGCGGAAGCGGCGGCAGCAGCCACGGCCTCAACAACGCCAGCACGGGCACGGTCACCGTAACTTCCAGCACCGTTACAGGTGGAATCGGCACCTCCTCCGTCGGTCTTAACAACGCCAGCACAGGCACGGTCACGATCACTTCCAGCACCGTTACAGGCGGAAGCGGCGGCAGCAGCACATTTGGCCTCAACAACGCCAGCACAGGCACGGTCGTTTCGACAGGCGACATCACCGCGACCAACTCTGCAAATGGATTGTCATCGGACAGCACAGCCGCCAGCGTCAAGGTGAGCGGATCGCTCATCGGCAGTGCAAACGGCACATCCGCCGTATACGCCAGCAAATTCTTGATCGATCCCACGCCGACAACAGCAAAATTCCGCCAAGCAAAAAACGGATCGACAACCTACAGCGATTTCTTCACCGCCGACAACTCCCTAGGACAAGCCGCCATCACGGACGTGCGCTTCGGAACAGTCTACGCAAGCGGAGCATTGACGGGCGTTGCATACATTCCATCGGCGTCATCGGTCGCATTCGGCGTGCCTGTCGATAACACAACAGGCACAGCAACCCTAACCGCCGCCGACGTGCGAGCAGCGATAGGGTTGACGAGTGCAAATCTCGATACGCAACTTGCCGCGATACCGACGGCGGCAGGAAATGCCAGCGCGGTCAGAACGGAACTCGCACCAGAACTCACGGAGATCACCGAAGTTCACGCGATCCACGGTTTAGACATCGCCAACGCGCTCACGGTCACGCCAACGCTACGCTCGGCGGGAGCGATCACGCAAGCGATCACCGGCGACGGCACGACGAACACCGTAGTAACGAGGGTCTAGGCTGATGTTAGCTTCCCTGCTCATCGCAACGCAGGGCTTAATGCCAAGCCCAACGCCGATATCCATCGGCGTGCAGGGCTTGCTATACGTTTCAGTTGTTCCACCTGTCCCTATTTCTCCAACCGATCTTCCTGGTGGCGGAGGACGAGGACTCGAAGAACGCAAGGTCACGATCAAAGTTCGCGGGAATCGTCTTGTTTTCTCGGTCGCGAATGTGGATGTATGCGCCGGTTCGCGCATTCAAATTGTAGGTTCGTCTTGCTTCTCGAATGCTGGCGAGGCAGGGCTTTCGATCAGCGCAAAAACAACGGTGCTCGGTAGTCGCAATCATGCGGGAGTGAGTCGCGCAGGGCTTTCAATTTCCAGCACGTTTAATGTCATCGGATGCGAGGAAGAGAACGAGTTGGAAGTTTATTTGATGGCACAAGCGGCGATGGGATTGCTGGACGACTAATTGACATCCGCGCCTTCGCATGGATGTCATCGAAGGTGTATCAATCATTTCAATCGGCGAAGCGAAGGGTCACGGACTTTACGTGGACGAGACGACTTTGATGCAAGTCAAAGAGTGCGCCGAGTCCTACAAGGGCGGCGTCAAGGTCAATCTGGATCACGGTGCAGGGATCAAGGACATCGTCGGATTCGTAAACAATTTCCGCATCGTCGGATCGCAACTCTTGGGCGATCTCAACCTTCTGCAAACATCGCCCATGCATGATTACGTCTTGGAGATTTCCAGCAAACTCCCCGACACGTTCGGTATCAGCATCGCATTCAGCGGCCCTATCCGCGAAGTGGATGGAATGAACTTCGCGAGTTGCGCGGAACTTTACAGCGCCGATCTCGTGCAAACTCCTGCCGCAAATGCGACCGGGCTTTTTAGTTTTACGGCCAAGCAAGTTGACAAATTTTTCAAACAAATGGAAGACGCACAAATCGAAATCGAACCCAAGGAGGACGAGATCAGCATCGCTGACATCGTTTCTCGTCTCGCCGCTCTTGAAACCGCCTTCGGCGATTACAAGAACAAAATGGAAATGCCACCCGAAGAGATGGCAGCCGAGCCTATGAAGGAAGAAATGGCCGCTGAACTCAGCGCAATTTCCAAGCTCGAAGCCAAGCTCGACACGATCATCTCCAACTTCGGAGCCGCCCCAGTTAAGGCTTCCGTTGTCGCAGAAGAAAAAGCCGAAGAGAAATTCGACTTGAAAGCGATCATCACCCAGAAGACCGAGGAACTCGGCAGCCGCACCGAAGCTATCCGTTTCGCAATGCGCAACCACCGCGAAGCCTACATCGAAGCCCGCGACAACAACCAACTCAACTTTTAATCCCAACTAATTTATGGCAACACAAAACGACAACGGTATTCGGAGCTTTAGCTTCGCATCCGCGATCACCGCGAACACGCTCGTCAACATATCGGGCGCAAACGCTGCGCAAGCAGCATCAACCGGCGCAAATGCTATCGGAGTCGTCCAGAATGACGTCGCCGCTGGTGCTCAAGGCGCTGTAAAACTTTTCTTCCCATCCCAGTTCGGCATCGTGTCCGCGATTGTGACAGCCGGTAACACCGTTTTTGCGGTTACCAGCGGTCTGATCCTCGGCACATACGCCAACGCTTCGACTGTGACTCTTGGAGTTGCGATCAACAGCGGCGTTGCTGGCGACGTCGTCGAATACGTTCCTAAGTTCAACCAATAATTCAACACTACTATGGCACTCTCATACACAACCATCCGCGCTGATATTGCGCAGGCCGTTTTTGAAGGTCTTTCCAACAAAAACAATTTGTTCATCGGCACCGAAGTAATGCCCGTGTTCTCCTCAGACGTTCGCTCCGGCGCATATCTGAAATTGAACCTCGGCGACTCCGAAGCCCTCAACGACGACGCTCTCAAGATCGCCGCTGGTGCTGGATATCCCCGCACAAGCCGCCGGTTCACGAGCGACTCGTTCGACGCGATCGAATACGGTCTCGAAGAGGTTCTTCCTGACTCCAACCGCCGCGATCTCGATAGATTTTTCGACACCGAGGTGAACATCGCCGCGATGTTGCTCCGCCAGATCCAAGTCTCCCACGAGGCTCGTGTTGCTTCCGCAGCATTCGCCGCCAACGGCCTGACAGCGATCAGCGCCAGCGCAGCTTATACAGACGCGAATATCACATCCTTTGACGTTCCAGGAGATGTCGCCGCAGCAAAGCTCGAACTCGCCAAGTATGGCGTTCTTGCCAACACCTTGATCATGTCAATGCCTTTGTTTGAGCGCATCCGCCGCTCCGCTAAAGTGCAGAATCAGTTCTTCGGCATTGTTCCTTCCGATCAAAGCCGTCTCCTTAGCGAAGGCGAAGTTGCCGCCGCTGTCGGAGTTGATCGCGTTCTCGTAGGCCGCGCACCAAAGAACACCGCCGCTAAGGGTCAGACCTATGCCGGTGGGTTCATCTGGTCAAACACCTATATGGCCCTCGCCAACACGGTTGGTGGAGAGTTCTCGGGTGGTGGATTCGGTCGCACGATCGTATGGGCTGCTGATAGTCCCGTGCCTTTCGTTTCCGAAACCTATCGTGACGAAGCTCGCCGCGCTGACGTTCTCCGTGTTCGTCAGAACAGCGCCGAGAAAGTCATCGACGGTTCCAGCATCATCCGCATCACAACCGGATACGTGTAAGATTCCCCGCAAGTAAGCATCGGAAAAGCCACCCTTGAAAGAGGGTGGCTTTTTTGTTTTACAGGAATGAGCTTTAAATATTAAAACAATCGCCATGATTGTTATGCCAACCAACAACAGCGGGATTCAAATTGGTTACATGGCGGGAAAATATCCTGGCCGAATCGGTTGGTTGCTGTCGCCAGCGGGATGGAGGAATCCGCCGAGCTGGATGCCGTATGCAATAGACAACGGGGCTTTTGGAGCATGGGCAAATAATCAACCTTGGGACGAAAAGGGATTTAGGGAGCATCTTGAAAAAACAAAATCAGCATCTCATAAGCCTATATGGATAGTGGTTCCAGATGTTGTAACGGATGCGGAAGCCACAATTATTCGGTGGCATGAATGGGCGCACCAGATTAAAGAGTTAACACCAAATGTACCGCTTGCATTTGCTGTTCAAGATGGCATGACTAAGCATCATGTTCCTAGTGGCGCGGATATTATTTTCGTTGGTGGATCAACAGATTGGAAATGGAAAAACCTTTATGAATGGACAGATAATTTCCCGCGTGTCCATGTTGGCCGCGTTAACTCTGAAAGGATGCTTTGGATGGCACATGATGCAGGGGCAGAATCGTGCGATGGTACTGGATGGGTTCGCGGAGGAGAAGAGCGGCTTGCAGAGTTGTGGAGATACTTGGACGAATCAACAAACGGAAGAAAACAAATGCAGTTTTTTTGACTAATACATCAACTTGTAAACATGAACCAAAAAAAGAAGCTGGTCGCAGGCTTAATTTGCGGCAACGAAGAACCGCGCATCGAGCGATGCGTGAAATCACTCAAACAAATCTGTGACGAGATTGTTGTCGTTCGCGCGATCGGAGCACTCAAGCCAGACCGCACGCTAGAAATAGCAAAGAAACTAGGGTGCCACGTTGATGAATATCTCAACTCTCCGCTAGTCGCAGACTGGGAACATCTCGACAACTTCGGAGAGGCTCGGAACAAAGCGTTCGCCAAGGCTTACGAACTTGCCGGCAAAGATGGATGGGTTATGTGGGCCGACTGCGACGACATCATCGAGCCGGCAATGGTTGAGCCTACGCTGGCCGCTCTTGAAGAATGTCCGCTAGAGCAAGATTGGATTCTCACCGATTATGTAATTCCCGAACAAGGCAAACGCGCACCGAGAGAAAGATTTTTCCGTTATCACACGGCATGGTGGCATCGTCCGGTTCATGAGAACGCGCAACCTACCAAGGACGTTGCGGTCTGTATGCGGAGAGACTTGGAGATTGTCCACGCACCGCCAATCGGGGCGCGAAATAGCAGCGAGCGCAACCGCAGAATATTAATGCATCAAGACCGCATGACATCGCATTTCAAATTTTACCTGCATTACGAAAACTTTATCGCTGGGAAAAAGGAACTTGCGGCCAAGTACGGATCGGAGGCATTGGCCTTGACTGATCTCGACGGCGTTAACCGCTACGAAATACTTTTAAATTGCGCCAACATTACGAGCGGAGAAACCTCGCTTAACCTTGCACGCAAGGCCAAGGCACTTGAACCAAAACGCCGCGAAGCTTACGGGCTTGAGGCCAGCATCCTTCTTGATGATAAAAAATACCAAGATGCTTTAAAAGTCGTAGAAGAAATGCTCGAAGTGCCAACCCCTAAATTCCCGCAATGGACGCACAGAAAGGAGTGGTATGGCTGGAAGGGAAATCAACTCTACGCTTGGGTGCTTCGACTTCTCGGACGCAACGAAGACGCCGAAGAGATCGAACGCGAGACGTTGGCAGGATCAAACAAGCCTAAAATCTCACTCGTCCACGCAACGCGAGGACGGCCCGTGGAGGCCGTTCAATGTATGACGCTGTGGCTTTCACGCGCAACTCACCCAGAACGCGTTGAGCATATCTTTGCGGTCGATCACGACGACGACAAGGCAGACGTTCTAAAACGATTCCGATCTGTGACGCAAAAAGAGGGTGGTTTTTCCGTCGGAGCTTGGAATCTCGGAGCCGCGCAAGCGACTGGTGATATTATCATTCAGCTTTCGGATGATTGGGAATGCCCGCCAGGGTGGGACGAGATGATAGAAAAACGTCTCGACATTTCAAAACCTCAGGTGCTTCGGATCTCGGACGGATACAGAAAAGATGAATTACTTTGCATGGCGATCTTGACGTGTAAATATTTTCAAGAAAATGGACTATTTAACCCAAGATTCCGAAACGTCTACAGCGATACCGACTTCACCTTTCGTGCCGCGAAGAATGGGGCGATTGTGGATGCTCGTGATATTAGCATCGTTCATCACCACCCGTTTTTTGAAGAGCGTCCGCTCGATGCGACATATCAGCGTGGAAACGATCCTGCGGAATATGAAAGAGCGAAGGGAATTTTTGAAGAACTCCACCCGAAATGAATAAGGACGTCACTCTCATCGTCTTTGAAGGCTTAAAATCAAGACACGAACAAAGCGGGAAACTATTCAAACACCTTTGCGGCTTGGGTGGATTTGGCGACGCCGTTTATATAGCCGAAGATTGCACCTATCAACAAGCGATGCATTGGGAACTTGGCCGCTTTGCCGACTATATCGACACTTCGCACGCGCTTATTTGCACACATGATGGATTCATTGCCAATGCGAGCTTGTGGCAGGATGCGTGGCTTGAATACGACATGATAGGAGCGCCTTGGCCTGCGTTTTGGAACGTCGGACATCGCGTCGGCAATACCGGATTCACGCTCCAGAGCATGAAGTTTTTGCAAATGGCAGCAAAGGCCGAGGCGCTTTGGAAGGGCGAGGCAGGGGATGTCTTTTTGTGCCGAACAATGGAGCAAGGCTTTCGAGATAACGGCATCAAATACGCGCCGGTTGACGTAGCAGCGGCGTTCTCATGGGAGCATTACATCGAAGAAAACACAGCGGGGCCGGATCGTTCTTTCGGATTCCACGGCTGGGTGGCAGGAAAATCAGCGGATCAATATTACACATTTTGAACATTCTCATCGTTTATCACTTGCGGCTCGGAGACATCGCTCGGTGCTTACCGATAGCGAAGCACTTCGCCGACCAAGGACACAACGTAATGTTTGAATGTCTACCGGAGTATCATGGCCTTTTCGCGATGGTAGATTACTGCAAGCCGCTCTACCCACAAAACGACCACAGCGGATTCCACCGCATCATCAACTTGCAAATTTGGCCGGACTTGCACGAAGACTTTTGTGCGAGTCCGCTAGGCTGGAGTGATTATGTTTACGGACTCTTTCCCGAAGGCAAAGACATCGACCGGCAGATCGTTCTCAACTCTCCCGCGATAGTGACGCCGCCCGAACTTAGGTCATGGGTTCTTTGTTTTCCGACCGGATATAGCCAGGATAAAAAGATCGATCCGAGGGATGTCATTACAGCGGCGCACCAAGTCGCAAACGGAAGGCCCGTGCTTTGCGCTGGGAAGGCCGCTCACGGCATGGCAGAATTTGAAAGTATAGAATATATGTGCGCCTACATTAGGGACGCCAACGAGGTTGTGACGATAAACACCTCGACAAGCATCCTTGCATCGGCACTCCGAAAGAGTTGGGTGCATATCGCAGACAGCCCGAAGCACGATTTCACGCACCCGAACCAGAGACGTGTAGAGCGCAAGTTTTGACGCCTTCCCCACTTTGTGGGAATGCTCGACATATTTACTAACGACTTGGCTGCGATGCTGGACGATCTGCCGCTTGCGGTCACTTTTGGCGAGCGTAATTTCCTAGCCAACCGCACAACATACCGGCGCGACAACAGCCTGGCAGATGGAGGATTCATGGACTCCGCATCGATGACCATTACGGCGATCTACGATGCGTTCGTGCAGACTATTTCTCTAGGCGACGTTCTCGTCATCGGTGGCCGGCGCTTTCGCGTTACATCCGCCGAGCTTTCCCAAGACGCTGTCAGCGTCGATTTCACGCTTGAGGACATTAACAAATGAGTATTTTCTTTCCCGAAGACGAGGGACGCGAAGTCCCAGAGACAGACTATCAACCCATCCTTCGCACCGAATTAGTAACCGGCGCAGCGGGGCCGACCGGATCGCAGGGGCCGATTGGGCCGGTTGGAGTTGGAGTTGTAACTGGCGGATTTACAGGGCAAGTGCTCGCAAAGAAAAGCAACGCTAATTATGACACGGAATGGGTCACAGGTGGCGGCGGTGGAGCAGCAATCTGGGGCGGCATCGCAGGAACGCTCTCGAACCAAACCGATCTGCAAACGGTTCTCGATGCAAAGGCTCCATCGTCCGGCATTTCACCGAGCGCAATTTCGGGGATAGCAGTCATCACCACAGATTCACGTTTAAGCGATTCGCGCACTCCTACAGGCGCAGCGTCGGGCGATCTTGGCGGGACGTATCCATCTCCGAGCGTTGTAAAGTTGCAAGGATTTTCGGTTGCAACGGCAGCTCCGATTACTGGTCAATCTTTAGGTTGGACTGGCTCGGAGTGGAGCGCAGTCACGCCGCTATCAGTTGTATCTTGGGGAGCAATAACCGGCACGTTGTCGAATCAGACAGATTTGCAAAGTGCGCTTGACGCGAAGGCTCTTAAAATAACCGCCATCACGGCAGGCACAGGACTAACAGGTGGCGGCGATCTTTCCGCATCGCGCACAATCTCGATGCTTGCGGACGTTCCTGCGGACTCACTAAATTTTAACGTAGCGGCAACCGAGGCGAATGCCGTTGGCAAGATGTTTTGGAACTCTACCGAAGGCGCTCCGCAGGTCGGGCTTGCAGGCGGCAACGTGCAACTGCAAATGGGGTCGATGCTCGTCGCCTACGTTCGCAATGCCGAGGCGACAACTCTAAATAAGGGCGAGGTAGTCTATCTTTTCGGAGCAACAGGCAACCGCGCAAGCGTCAAGCGGGCATCAAACGTAGCAGATTCAAGCTCATCCAAAACCATCGGCCTTGTGGCTGAATCTATTGGCGCAAACCAAAACGGATTTATCATCACGCAAGGCGTTCTCGACGGGCTTTCGTTAGGTTCTCCGTATGCGGAAGGAGATTCCGTGTATCTCGGAAATACTCTAGGGACATTCACGAGAGTTAAGCCAACGCAACCCGATCACATAGTTTTCATCGGAGTTGTGGAACGTGCGAATGCTGGGAATGGGCAGATGTATATCCGACCGCAAAACGGATTTGAGCTTGAGGAATTGCACGACGTTCTTATCACTTCGCCAATTAACAACCAGACGATCCTTTGGAACTCGGCGGTCACGCTTTGGGTAAATTCAACTTTGACCATCGGAACTATTAGCGGACTCTCTACCGACTTGGCTACAAGAGTGGCATCAGTTACCAGCGGCATCACCGGAGCAACGCGGCTCACCAACATGATGCAAATTACGTCTGCTGGATATAGCGCGATCACTTCGCCAGCCGCAAATACGCTTTATATTATCGTCGGATGATCTTAACCGGTTCCAGTTCTGCTCGTGTTCAATCTTCGGTTGTCACGTCGATTGTAAGCGTATCAGCTTCGTTTTTGCAATTTATGCAGTATGCCGCATTGACCGTTTCAAGCGCGATTTCTGGAACTATCGGACTTGTAAAAAATGGCGCGGCACAACTCACGCTTTCCGGAACTTGCAATTATACAGGGCCAACGCAAATCAACTCTGGAACGCTTGAAGTTACAGGCGCATCAACTCTCAACGGAGTAATTAGCGGATCAGGAACATTAAGAAAAACTGGAACGGCAGTTTTAACAATAGGTGGGAACAATACTTACTCTGGAGGAACATCGTTTGTTTCGGGAGGGTTAACTGGACTGATAGAATACAGCTCAAACAATGCTTTTGGGACAGGACTCTTTACTGTGTCTAACGCAGCAGGACGAATTGATACGGTGGGTAATGTAACCCTGTCTAACAACTTTCAATTAAACACCTCACTTCAGTATCGCACCATTGGAGCCAACACAATAACTGTTACGGGTAATATTGCAGGGACTGGAAATGTCAGTAAAACAGGAAATGGAATTCTCATTCTGTCTGGAACATTAACCTACACAGGGCAAACAATTATTACAACGGGATCAATACAGGCTTCAAAAACAACTGGTTCTTCAACCGCAACGGCATCGTTTGGAACAATTGCAACTTTAAGCGTTTCATTTAACGTTCCTCCTGATGCTGGAACTCAGACTTTCCGCTTCTTCCAAGGTTCTACGAGCAGAACGTATACAGCAGTGACATTAGTAAATGCACCAGGACGAACAGCAACATACAACTCCACAAATTCAACCCTAACAGTAACATGATAATTCTACCCAACGAAAACGGATGGTCATTTGACGAATCAAACTCATGGAAACTCGTTTACGATGGGAGCACGATCATCTTTTACGATGAGACAGAAAAGGCGATCTCGACGCAAAGCGTGCTGTTCGTAGGCACAAAAGACGAATGCGAAGCAGAGATCGCGAGACTTGGGCTTGTTGACGTTTCCGCCCAAGGGAATGATAACGGACTCGACATACACGCTGACGCT